TACGAAGGTGGTTCCGATAGTGGCTGCTATAACTTCATGGAACGCATCGCACTTAAAACCCGCGTGCCAACCCTTCCCGGTCTTGGAACCAAGATATCTACGGCACTTAGACCCGCTGCTGTCGGAAGCGATTTCCATACAGGACGGATCAATTGGACTATCCAATCTTCAGGTGCTGAAATGTTGGCAATCCTTCTTGTCTCCACGCACTGGCTTGCTCGGAAGTTCAAAATTCCAGCTCAATTCATTCTCTCCATCCACGATGAGACGTGGTTCATGGTACCAGAAAAGTACGCTCAGCATTTCGCCGTCACCTTCCAAATGGCTCATCTGTACTCCTGGGCAAAGTTCCAGGATGCAGTCGGCATGCCGGACGTCCCCCTCTCTCGTGCCTTCTTTAGTGGTGTTGCTATTGACGACCGTCTTCGTAAGTCTCCCCACGAATGTACTAAGACGCCTTCCAATCCCAGTGGTGGCAAAGAGCCCGACGGAGAGGAGTTCTCGATGAAGAAAATGGCTGAGCTTGGCTGGATTGACAAACTAGCTAAGCGGGCTAAATTAGTTGACCGAGGTCTTGTATGACCTACAGACCTAAAGTTCCGCAGTTCCCACACTACGTGGATGAAGAGTCCAAGATGGTGTGGTTGAAGGTTGACTCTTGGATGATGGCTCAGGCCGCACCGCACATGGTAAAACGCTACTTTGGTCCTGACTATACCTACACGCTTGCTACACTGGAAAAAATAGATGAACTTAACAATCAGTCAAGCAGTTGAGTTGATCTACCGAGGTAAGTCCAACCTCATCCATGCAGCCGCTGCTTGTAACGTTAGTCCTGACACTCTAAAACAACTCTTACTCGAGCGAGTAAATGAAAAACCACGCTTCGACCCAATTCAACTCTCACTCCTCTTAAAATGAAAGTACTCAACTTTCCTTGGAATTACTATCTTGACGAGGAAAACAAAGAAATCTGGGTACACATCCCTGGAGGATACCCTACCACTCTTGCCCTCCCAATAAAGATCCAGCAATTCTTTCCTGGATACAAAGGCCACATTTGCAGCGAAAGCTTCCTTATCAAACTCAAAAAGAACAATGAGCAAAAAACGAGCGGTTGATTACGAACTCAAGTATCTCCACAAGAATCGTCCCTACGTTTGTATCGACTTCATCGATAAGAAGGGTAGGAAAATGATGTCGTCTGTGGACGTGCTCTTAAACTCAGGCTACTTCACAGATGGTGAGGAAGACTGGGACTACACCAAATTAGCTGGGTTTGTCAAAACTCGTTAGTTTACTTTACTACTTTTCATAAACAATAAAATCAAACCCGCACATCACAATGCTCATCGTCGTATCAGGTCCGGACCGAGTAGGTAAGTCAACACTCATTAAACAAATGGCCGACTTAACCGACGCATTTGTAATGCATCACGGCCCACCACCTACAGATCAAAAGAACATCTTTGATTTCTACAGAGATGACATTCTTCGTTGGGGTAACACACAACACGAAGTTGCGATCTTTGATCGAGCATGGCCGTGTTCTTACATTCTTGAGCAACACCGACGTCGGAATGCAGGCCACTTAGAAGATCTAATCGACTTTGAAATCTGGCTTAACGACACCCATGACGCTGTAGTTCACCTAGCTCAGTTTCGTCCATGGAATTGGTCGGCTCCGCTTCATATCGAAGAACTACGCGAAGAGAATCCAGATGCCGCACCTTGGTTCATTCGCGATGAATATGTTGCTCGTATGCAAGAACATGAGATTTATTCCGAACAACTCATTGATTTTTATGAGCGCATCACCATGTTCCCCAACGTTCAGCTCACTGACACACAACCCGCTACCTCTGTACTAGAAGCATGCCGTACATCTCTTCGCCTCGCTGGAGCATGAATGAACACAATTTTTACTTCGCCGAAACGGCAGAGGCTAAGGTAACTCGAGCCGAGGCCCTAGCCAAAGAGGGTCGCAGAGCACTAGCTCAAGAGGTTCTTACCGAAGCTCGCTATTGGGCTATGAAATGCCCTGCCGAAAGTATACTCGGTCTCGGAGACCGTATAACTATCTTAGAAAAACAACTTTACTAAAAAATGCACAGACTTTACGTAAATCAGCGTGGCATTGTCGGTCAGTGGGACGCTATGTATGCTCGCTATCTCAAAGAGATCATTGATTACGGTGACACGTTTGTAGGTCGTAACGGCGAAACTAAAGCACTCTTTGGATGTTCGGTTACTGTCGACACTCGCGTCGGCTTCCCGCTTACAAGATTGCGCAAGATGCCGATTCAGAATCTCTTCCGTGAGTTTTTGTTTGACATCGGCTTCGACCAAAACGTTTCTGCTCTCGGCCCTGCGGCCCATTTCTGGGATTTTCTGGCCGATGAACACGGCGAGCTCGGCGCTTCGGCATACAATCGCCAATGGCGTATGTGGCCTCCGTCTGCTCAAGGCTCACAGGTGCCAAACGAAGTGCTAAGTATCGACCGCCCGGTTGATCAGCTTCAGCGTGTTATTCTTGAGCTAAGGCAATCACGTAACAGTCGTCAAGCTACGGTAATCACTCACAACCCCACAGCATTCAAGCCCGGTTGCCCGCCCTGTCATCTAGGCCTGCAGTTTGCCCCTTCATCTGACGGCCACTTAGATGTGATGGTGCCAGCACGATCTAATGACATGGTCGTCGGCTTCCCTCTCGACATTGCTCGATACGCCATCATTCTTCATGTAATTGCAAAAGCAGTCGACATGCGCCCTCGGTTTGTATACATGCCATCTGCAAACTCGCATGTGTATGAGAATTGCTATAATATTGCAGATGAACTGATTAGGCGTGAAGTTCGTGATGAGTGTCAGCTTATTATCTCAGATAGTTGGGATGCAGATCTTGAGTTCCCACTTGAGCATCTTAAGCTCGAACACTTCGGAATTGCTAACTATGAACCGCATGACGCCGTAAAGGTGTCCGTGAACTAAGGGTAAAACTATTTCAAATCAACTCTCATTTTGATACTTTTTACAAAAAATGACTGACGCCAAACCCACACCTCGCGTACTTCGCAGAGAAAGCTCAAGTCCTAAAGTGATTCCTGATGAAGAACTGAATTCGCAGATCTTCACTGAGCAACTCTCGACAGGACGCATTGTTATGATGCGAGAGATGACCGCAGGTGACCTTCTCTTTATGGAGAAAGCACTCGCCAACGTCGGAGACATGGAGCGTTCACTCAAACTTGCTGCAAGGCTTTCTTGCAAAGAGGGACGAGTAACTTTCGAAGACCTCCAAAAGCTTACAATGAAAGACCTCAAAATCGTCACAGCTCTCCTGGCAGAAGCCGGTGGAACCGATGATGACGATGACGAGGAAGACTACCCAAACGAATAAGGGTCCTAGTCAGGGAAGACTTTAAGTATGAACTCACTATAGATAATAAAGTGACGGTCATTCTTAGGGAGTTATGTCCAAGAGACTACTACTGGTTTGCAACATTAGAAAACGACTTCCCTGACCTTTCACCTAGTTTAAATGGACTACTGACCCTACTTCTTTTATTAGATGGGCATGAAGAAGACTTCAATGCAGTGCCAAAGTCAGTGGTGAACATTCTTTCCTGGTGGATCGGGCCGAACTTGATGGAAGAGAAGATAATGAAACTCGACCAGTGGTTCGAGACGGCATTTCATCTCTGCAAACAACGCTTCGATGTTTCGATGGACTGGATGGAAGAGCAGCCAGTCCCTAAGATCTTGTTAATGATTAGAACCCTTACTAAGCATGCCAAAGAGCAAGAACGTGAAATGAGAAAATCTAGGAGAAAGTGATGGCAGCGTTTAAGATGGTTTTGACCGTACCTAAACCTAACCTTAACTGGTGGAAATCATCTAAAAGCGAACTGCTTAAGATGGTCGACGACCACCATAAAGAGTCTTGGTCAAACCAGTCAGACCCTATAACCGGGAACGCCTGGACTCCTAGAAAGAAACCAACTGGCTCCTGGCCTCTCCTGAAAAAGACCGGAAAGATGCTGAACTCTACTAAGTTCAAAGCAGACTCCCGTCCAATGTTGTTTAAGGCAACAACAAACGTTGGCTACGGTTCGTACCACCAGAACGGTACAAGCAGAATGCCACAGCGCAGGTGGCTAGGCCTCGGATCTGACTTTGACAATAAGTTCGCTAAGGTTGTTGCTAAGAAGTTGTTCAAAGGCAAGTACACATTTAGAATCCCATGAATCTCAGAAAGAAAAGAAAAACCTGGACTGAAAGAGATACTTGGCGCTCTGCTGCATATAGAAACTACAGGGACTCGCGTGAGTGGCGCTATCTCCTTGAAATCAACCCAACATACGACATCAGGTACCACCCCGCACCTGGACTGAAGTTCAACACCATCGGACCAGTCAAACCGGGTGTTCCTGTTCCTTCCGGTTCAGGTCAGTCTGGTCTTTTGAAGACCGTCGACCTCAACATGGACTTGAGGACCAGACAGAATGAAAACAACGCTCAGTCTCTACAAGCAAGCATTTGGCCGTGGTCCTCTGCTGACTTGTATGTCAACCGTTTAGGTGACTACACCGGAGCAGCGTTGCTCTCACCAGACCGCACCAATGGTTATGCCATTGACTCACCTCAAGCGTCGTCTGATTCGCAGAGATAGGTCTCTGCATTAAACGCCGAAACAAAGGCTAGCAAACAGAAACATAATATCGTGGTTGGTAGACCGCCGACTTGAAAACTAAAGTTAGCGACCACGGATGGAATCTTTTGAAGCCATCAGCTCTATCAATGTAAAAAGAAAAAAGGATTAAATCCTATGGCCATTATTTCAGGACGCGGTGGCGCTCCTGGTTCGTATATCTATGAGGGTGCTATTGCCTCTCAGGGTACTCGTGCTAGCTCCAACACCGTGTACATGATGGTGGAAGCTCCCGAAGAGAGCTCCATCCTGGAATTCCCCTTCAACCGACCAATTGCAATCTCATCTCTTAATGAGTATGAGAACCTGCTTGGTGCTCTACCTACTGCTGGTGGTCCGTCTTTGACGAGCTACTACGCGGTAAAAGCCTTCTTCCAGCAAGCTGCTGTTGCCGACCTTCGCGTAACTCGCGTTGGTACTCCTAGCGTCATCCGTGAACTGTCGTTCAACCCCGGTGCTAACAAGGATAACGGTATCTCCGCTCCTTCTGCGATGGCAAAAGGCGACCTCGTCTACGTCAAGCTAGAAATCAACGGTATCCGCCTCGGCGACTTCACCGTAAATGGTTCCTGGTTGGGTGTGCCCGTCGAGATCCCCGTAAGCTACATCGCTGGTGACATCGACAACAACCTGGCAATTTCACGTGCAATGCGTGATGCCGTGGCTGCTGCTATCGAAGCAAACGCTGACATCTCTGCTGGTACCTACATCCGTGAACTCGGACAAGGCGATCCTAGCTGCGATGAGTGTGCATACATCTATCTGACCGGTCGTATCTTCAACTCGCCCATCGAAGTTGTTGAGAGCCTCCTGGTAACTGGAAACCAGTTCATTCTGTCTTCCGCTGGATACACAATTCGTGGTATCACCGAGTCTGCTGGTTCTGTCTATGACTGGATTCAGTGTGCTCGCACTGCATTCGAAGATCCTAAGCTTTCACAGGGTTACCTGTGTGCGCCTGCTGCCTTCTCTTACTACAACCAAGCTGACCGGGTTAACCTGGGCCAGACGCTGGAAGAAGTCGCAAGTGATCCGAATCACAAGTGGATGGCGATGATTGACTGCGGTCCGTATTACGTGACTAGCATCGTCGACTACAAGGACTACGTCGAAAATGAAGCAGCTGGTGGATTCGAAGAAGGTAGTCAGTACCTGATCGAAAACGTCATCTACCGATGGATCGACCCCAACCCGCTTTCGTTCACGTCTGCTAAGTATGACGAGAACAGTGCAGCACGTTCGGCTAACCCCAACCTGCTAGACGGTTCACGCCGTGCCCTTCGTGACGGCAAAATCGTCTATGCTCAACAAGCTGCTGACCCCGCTGCGAATCTGATCACTCTGAGCACCGATTGGCCTTCCAAGGTCTCGTCTGGTGAACTAGCCGATGTGTCGGTTTTCTACTCTGATCCGACCCTTCCTACAGTCCCTACCTACAACGACACTCCTACCGGCGCTTCTAATGCCGATCTGGTTGGTTCGTTCTACGTAATTGCTTCTGACATCGACCCTGCTCTGGCTTCGAATCAGATTAGACTGGCTACAAGTCGCACCCGTGCGCTTGCTGGCGATTCCGTTGACCTCGTAACTGGCGGAACACCTCAAGGTGGTGGAATGCTCGACATTCAGTACCAAACTGCTGCTTGGGAATTCAACGTCCGTATCAAGGGCGAAGAGTCAAACCTCGTCGAAGTCAACAACGGAAACGGTGCTAGCTTCAACACGAAGCACTTCCCTGGTACGTTGCAGAAAGCAACTGAGAAGTATGACTTCCAAGCTGTTGTTCGTCAGTTGACTGACCCTTCCACAGCCATTGGCATCGGTGGTAACAGTGTCAACTACTTCGGCTCTTCTCAAGTCGACACAACTTCAAACTCTCTCACAGTTGCAGACCACGGTCTGAACACTCGTGACTTGGTGTTTGTCCAGAAACTCCCTGGTGCAACACGTTTTACCATCGACCAACTCGGTGCTATTGCTACTTCGTCTATCACAAACGGTGGCTCTAACTACAAGGTAGATGGAACATACAACGACGTTGTTCTGACAGGTGGTTCAGGCGTTGGTGCCGTGGCTACGATCATTGTTGCTGGTGGTATTGTAACCACTGCTACTGTGACCGAAGCAGGCGACAACTACGCTGCTGCTGACGTACTTTCTTTCAGCCCTGGAGACATCGGCGGTAAGACAACAGGTTATGTCTTCAGCATGACTGTAGACACGATTGCTGTTGGCGATCCGTTCCCTGCCTTGTATGTAATCAAGGTTGACGATAACACTATTCAACTCGCGTCTTCCGACGTGAATGCTGAAGCAGGTGTTGCCGTCGTTATTGCAGACCAAGGCGTAGACTCAAATTCAATCAAGACTCCTCTGGGCGCTTCTGCTCAAGGTGTTATCACCACTGGCGGTGACGCATTGTTCTGTGTGGCCGACCACGGTCTGAAGACTGCTGAGCGCGTCTTGTTTGATGGAGACATCGATAGTTCTACAGCACGCCTTGTCAAAGGTACCTCTTCCACTTCGAGCACACTTTACTACGTGCATGTCGAAGACCGGAACTTCTTCCGTATCACCGCTTCCGCCTCCAACCTGGCTGCTGAAGCATTCATCAACTTCCCGTTCCAGGACGGCGGTCTGACGACTGCGACTCCTGTTCGCTTTTATCGTAAGCTTGCCTCCACACTGAGTGGCGGTTCGTTCAACGATGCTGGTATCCAGCGCTTCATCCGTGGGCGTAAGTACCAGATGGACGCAACAATGGCTGTGTTTACAGTCAAGGATGAAGTTGGTGGCAAGATCAACACTGGTCTTCCTAAACCCGACGGAACTTTCTACACAGATGATCTGACTACAAACATTCGTCTCTCTGCTTCACTGACACCTGAGTCTGTGAGTGAGTACGGAATCGCTGCTGCTTCAATCGCCGCTGCCTCTGACGAAATCACCGTGGCCAATCATGGTTACGTGGTGGGTCAAAAGGTTGTTCTCGGAGCCTCTGTGGGTGCAACACTCGCTGCTGGTCTCGAAGAGGACTTAGCCTACTTCGTCATCGTCGTCGATGCTAACACCATCAAGCTCGCAGCTGATGCTGCTAATGCTGTTGCTGGTATTGCCGTCGAAATTAGTGACGCTGGCACAGACAACTCGGCTGGTATCCAGGCCGTTCTGACCCTGGACAGCAACCCCTACGCTTTCACATACACCGAAGACGAGGATGCAAATCCCCTGAACTTCGCCCGTGACATCGCAGGTGACAACAACTTCTACTGCGTGCCTCTGAGCACAGGTGACCAGGCCAACAGCACACTTGCTGGAACGCAGGCTCATCTAGCTATCGAAAACAGCTCCGTGGTTACTTGCTTGTTTGGTGCTCAAACTGAACTCGAGTTCGTCGAGCCTCAAGCAGAAGTGCCTAACAACCTCTGGAACTTCGACGCTGTTACCTCTGGCGACCTGATCGCTGAAGCACTGCGTGGTGTGAACAACAATGGTCAGCCACAAGCGATCGTTGTCGAAACGGGTATGGACAACCATAACCGTCTGTTCTCTGAGTCGCAGAAGTACAGTACAACTCAGGGCTTCCTGGCTTACTTCGCTCCTTACATCCTCAACGATGTGGGCGTGTACATTCCTCCTACACCTTTCGTTACCGGTTTGGCCATGCGCCGCTACCGCGACGAGGTTGCTGGTTTCCGTCTTCCTCCTGCAGGTGCGAAATACAGCTTGGCTGGTGCACGTGGCGTTCAAGTGGAAATCACCACTGGTATGCAAGACGTTTCCAACCCTTACGGTCTCAACGCTCTCCGTCAACTGCCTGGCTACAGCCAAGTGGATCCCGACACTGGCGAGACCTACGGCCCTGTATTCGTCTGGGGTTCACGCACACGCATCAACCCTGCAAACGCAGAGCAAGCACTGTACAAGTTTGTCAACACTCGCATTATTCTCAATGTGATTTACGGCACACTGGACAGCGCACTCGACGGTCAGATCTTCAACATCATCGACGGTCGTGCGGTTACCTTCAACCAGGTTCGTACCCTGCTGACAAACATCCTGTACTCCCAGTTCTTCGTCCCTGGCGCACTCTTCGGTGCAACTGCCTCGGACGCGTTCGAAGTGGTGGTGGACGACCGGAACAACCCGGCTGCCAACCTCGAGAACGGGCTGGTCAACGTACAAATCTTCGTGGTGCCTGTGCCGACACTGGAGCGGATCGAAATCGATCTTCTGCGGGTCAACATCGGCGGTATCGAAGATGCCAAGATGAAGCTCAACTTGCAGTGATAAACTGAGAGAAATTACATGGCCAACAAACGCCGACTCACTTTCGAAGTTCCTGAGGAACTTCACTCTCGGCTCAAAGCTGAGGCGGCAGAACAAGGGACCTCTCTGGGGTCCTACTGTTCCGCTATACTGTCCGAGGGAGGGGTCAAACCCTCTCCGGACGTTGAATTTGATACTCTGACCCTCCCCACTATGCCGTTGGACTCACTACGAAAGTTGTGTAACGACCTGGCAGAGTTCCAACCAGATGATTGGAAAAGGAGAGTCGGAATACTCAACTCCGAAATCCGTCGCAGGTACCGAACCTAATGGCACTGTATAGAGGACTCTCGTATCCACTCGAAGTCAAAGATGGCAAATTAGTTGCTGTCGAAGATTTCTCTATCATCGAACAGAACATGATCTCGGTCCTTGAGACTCGACCCTTTGAAAGAGTTATGAGATCCAGTTACGGTTTCGATCCCAAAATCTTTGACACTCTGGAGCCTAATGCGATCAACGCTCGCATCAACAAGGCAATTTCAGACAATGTCCCCAACGCCACTGATGTGGTTGTTCTCGGTAACGTATCCACAGTCGAGGAAGGTATGTACCAAGTTACCATTAAGTATAGAGTGAATGGAAAGGCTGCTCCATCACTTGACTTGACCCTGAAGATGTAAAATGGCCAAGAGATTCGAAATTCCGGCTTTTCCAAAGGGTGAAGTCTCACAATACGCTGCTAACCCCTTCAACCATAACGTAAACAGTTTTGGTCTATCGGGGAAAGATGGCGAAGTTGTTCGCCCTAATGATGACCTCTTAATTCAAAGAGGCGGCGCCGAAGCATTTAGCATATACCAGAAACTGCTCTTTGACGAGACAGTACAAGCCAGCCTCTCTAAGCTGACTCAGGAGGTCACAGCACGTGAGTGGAAGCTCATCGCAGCTTCTGAGAAGCCAGGTGATGTTGCTGTTAAGGACTTCGTAGAAGATATCCTTAAAGATATTACGATCGATGAGATCTACCATAACTTCATGGAGGCCTACATCGTAGGCTTCAGTACGTGTGAAGTGATGTGGAGAAGGACAGCGGCGGGTATTCGTCCTTACGACATTCGTTTCCGTGACCAACGTCGGTTCCGTTTCCAAGAAGAAGAGGACGCTGACTACGGTTTCACAATGCGTCTGGCGACCCGTGAGGAGCCTTACGAAGGAATTGAACTTCCACCTCGGAAGTTTATGGTCATGCGCTACTGGGCCCAAGGAAACGGTGACCCTTATGGCTGCGGTCTCGGCCGTGTTCTGTACCCGCTTGTTAAGTTTAAACGTCGGGCCCTTGAGTCACAACTCTTGTACTCTGACCGCTTTGCCAACCCGACTGCAGTTGCTAAGGCTCCGTTATCGGCGACTACAAATGAGATTGACACACTCTACGACCACCTGTCCAACTTGAGTCAGGAAACTGCCTTGGTCATGCCAGAAGGTTTTGAGTTAGAGTTTGTCAACCCAGGCGGTACGCCCGAGATTTTTGAGAAACTACGCGACTCCCTAACCGCTGACATTGCGATTCTGATTGCAGGGGAAGACGAAGCAGGCTCGGCCAGCTCTGGTTCCCGTGCTTCATCTGAAGTTGCTCAGAATGTTCGTGTTGCTCGTGCTCACGACATGTCGCAGTTGATCTCACAAATCATCAACAAGAACCTGATCCGTTGGATCGTCGACCTCAACTTCGGAACCAATGTTCTTGCTCCTTCAATCGAGCGGGACTTCGAGGTCAAGGAAGACATCTCGATGACAATGGCTGATGTAGCCACACTCGTCAAAGACGTTGGTCTTCGCCCCACTGTTGAATGGATCTCTGATCGTTTCAATGTGGACCTGGAAGAGGAGGAGTTCCAAATTCCGACTGGACCTGAAGGCACTGCGGGTGTCGATACTATGTCCGATGGTGGTAAGACACTCGACGGCATGGACGACGAAGATGAAGGCGGAGAAGACGGAGACGATGGAGAAGAGTCTGAACTCGATAGTACAATCAACAATGTACTCGGGGATGAAGATGACTCCCAGGAAGACGATAGTCAAGAGGAAAATGCCGATGACGACGGCGTATCAGGTCTGAGAAACGCACTCAAGACCTTCTTAGGGTAAAATCGTATGTAGGAGGATCCTCCTTTATGAAAACTGACATCCACATTTTTAGTCCTGGTACTCAGACGAGTGCTCAGGGCGTCACAAGGGAGTTCACATCCGGCGACTTAAAGCAGGTTGCTAGCTCCTATAACGCCGAACTTCATGAAGCACCAATCCGGATTGGACATGAAGACAATGACAAAGTCCCGAGCTGGGGCTGGGTCAAGCAAGTTAAAATGAAGGGCCAAGACCTCTACGCTGAGGTTGAGTTCTCTCCTCTTATGGAGGACTACGTCAAAAACGGACTTTACCGAAAGGTGTCCGCGTCCTTCTACTCTCCGGAGTCCAAAATTAATCCCGAGCCTGGTAACTGGTCATTACGACACGTTGCTATGCTAGGTGCTCAGCCCCCAGCCGTAAAAGGTTTGAAAGGCTTTGCCTATGCTGAGGAATCAGCAGACGAAGGAGTACTCGACTTTGCAGTTGAGATGAAGCTCTCCCCAGACCAAGTCTTTGACGAAGACCTGGGACCCACACTCAGAGAGGACCAGTCCCCTCTGGAACAACTTAAAGACAAGCTCGACGAGGCCCGTACCGAAATGGCACAGGAAGAAAAACGTAAGGAAGACCTAGGCCAAGCCGAGGACGACCTACAAGAGCAAGGCATCACC